CCCCTTCGACATTATGGAGAGTGACGCTGCCGCCTGGTTGGTAGCTCAGCCGGAAATTCGTCAGTGGATTTGGAACATTATGAAACGCGACGGCGCACTCGTCCTCGATTTGGAAAATCACTGTTGGCGCGGCGTCGATTGGCAACGTTGAAAGGGCGACGCCCACAACCAACACGACCAACCCTTGTCCCGGCTAGGCCGTGGGCGCTCGCCACTAACATGAATTGCAAGTTTAACACGTTGTCTTACGATGGGAAGCATGTCCCATAACAAACCAGCCGTCACCGTTCATCCACCGCCGCTGATTAACACGTGGTTGCCACAGCCTAAGCACCGCGAGCATGACGATGACAGCGCAACTCTGGCCGCTGCGAGCCGTGAAGCTGCCGAGCGTGAAGCGGCATTTCTGCGGGCATTAAGTCCGCCACAAATGCGCCAGCAAGCGCCGCCGCCTTTACGCGGTCCCGCGCTTCCCGATGATTTCGACGCAGCGGAAATTGACGAACAAATTTTGGGTCGCGGCGTTGCTTTTGACCGGGACAAGTTGCTTACGCTTGGCCGACAGCGATTCAGTGAATTATTGGAAGCAGACAAAAAGGTCCGCAGTTTCCAGCGCGTTCTGTTCAACGATTTAACAAGCTGGCCGTCCGTCGTTTCCTCGTTCGCCGCCGTGACACCGTTTCGCGCCGCCGCTGTCCCGCGTCGGACGACCGCTGAGGCTCTGGCCGGTCGTGGCAGCGACAAGGAAAGCGCCGCTGCAATCAGCGGTTTCGATGACCTTTGGAAACTGACCGGCGAGCCGGAAACTGTCCGCAACGTGGTTGCGTTCCACGATGAATTTGAGCGGCTTTGCTTTGGTCAATCGCTGCTTCAAAACATCGACAGCGATGGTCGTGTTCGATCACGTCTTTTTGTTGGCGGAAGTGGTCGGAAGGTTGCGCTGTTTGACCAATGGTTGTCTGTGCTGGCCGGGCAGCATTACAAGGTGAAGCTGACTCATCCTTTGTGGACGCTCGTTTCATGGATAGCCGGTGAAACACCGTTGCCGGGCCCCGGCAAACTAGCAATCGAATGGATAGGCGTTCGCGCACCGTCACCCGCTCAAATCCGACTCGCTGAAAGTGTCGTTGACGGATTCGTTCGCGGACTTAGGTCGTGGGGACTTTGGGAACACGTAGGCGCAAATAGCCGGGTCAGCCTCGACCTGGCGCAGCTTGAAACGTGGACCAAGCAGTTAAGCAAACGTTACCCGGCTATTGCCCGGTTCCACGATGAAATTGAGAGCCGTTTCTGGCGTAGCGTTTCAACCGGCTTTGGCTCTACTTATGAGCAACATCGCGTATCCGATGAACCAGCGTGTCGCGCTTATCTTGAATCGGAATTTGCGCGTTTGTTAGACCAAGCCAGCTTGATCGCCGCGCAAACTATCGGAGCCGGTTGTGTTGCGCGTTTCGATGATTGGTTATTGGTTGAAGGTAAGATCAAACCATCAGCCGACAAAATAGCGAATAAACTTCGCGCCGCTTTCCCCGGCGGAAACTTCCAAGTGGAGATAACACAATGAGGCCGACGCTGGTTCTTATCAATCATCACGAAATAGCTGGCCGCCAGTTTCATCATGCCGACGAATTGCCGCCCGGCTTTTTGTCACAGGACGCGATAAACAAGTTACTCGATCTTGGATGGTTGCGGGAAATGCCTAACCGCCGAAGTTTGCATCGGCTATTGCATCGCTTTTCCGGGTGCGATGAAAGGGAAAGCCTCGACAAGTCCGAAGCTGACGCCTACACTTTGTCGCCATGACAACCGCACATCTTAACGTTCTTTTGCCAGCCGTTGCCGGAATGCGAGTCACAACGTCCGAAGTAGTCGAGCGCATGTTGAAAGCCGCTCGCGACCTTGATGAGTCCGCGAACAAAATGGGCGAGCAATACGCTCGCAACAATTTCGGCGAGAGCATCGTCAAGGCAGTCGCCAGCAAGTTACGGCCACGCGCTGCCGGTTTCGCAGCCACAGCCGTCGCGCCGAGAGCCGAAGATAACGCACCGGATGAAAACTCGTTCGGCGAGGAAATCAAACGTGCCGTCGAGCGAAAAACTGGCGGTTTGCCGACTCAACGGCAGCATCAAGAGCGAGTTGAACGCGAGCGGAAACGTTATCGCCAAGCGCCAGTGCCGCCGCAGCCTCGATAACACATTGTCGGCCAAGTCAGCGCATACCTTCGGCCAGTTATGGCTCTAACAATGCTGTGTTAAACATGCTTTGTTACGCCTAACTCGATGTTACTCATTAAAAGCGCAACAATTCATAAATGCCCCGCCATAGCGTTTTGTTTGTGTTTCCGCTCCAACTTCCCGCGAGCGCAACGAACGCAAGAATGCGGCCTAGCAGCGTCGCGGCGGTGGCCTATCCCAACGTTGCCCGGCTTGAACCATCCTTCAAAAACAGCGGCTCATTAGCGCCATGTTTTGCCCGGACTTCGATCGGCTTGACCATCCCTCAGGAATTTTTCGGTATTTAGCGCCATGAATCGAGCCGCTTATTCGCGCCGACATAGCGCCCGCACCAGTTCGCCGTTTTTCGCCCGATTAGCGGCGGCAATCTTGCCCGGAAAGCAATCCCGGTCGTATTGTCCCGGCCAACCACCCCGGCGGCGGTCGCCCTACCCTTGCGAGGAACTACCTCGGCGAAATTTTCCCCGCCGGATTCGCGGGTCCTTTCGGCGAAAAAATCAAGGTGCGACTGCGGAGAGCCCCAAAGGGGGAGCAGATTTTACGATGGAAAAACGCTTCATTCATCACCGAAAGCTGGCAAAAAATTGGAAGCGATTTACGATGCTGGCTTTAGATGGTCACGCTCAGTGATGCGAACGCGATTTGTAGCGCGCCGGTGTTGGGTCGAATCCTCGGGATAACAGATCGGCATGTGCGGGAATTGAACCGAGCCGGTGTGCTGAAATGTTGCCGGACGAAATCGAAGGGACTGCATTTTCGGCTCGATGAAAACGTCCAGCTATACCAGCAACACCGCGACCGGGACCGAGCAAAAGGTGACACCGCCTACGAATTAGCGCGAACGACGCGCATGGAACATGAAGCCGAGCGCACTGGGTTACTGCTTAAAGAGCTGCGTGGCGAGCTATATCGCGGCGAGGATATTCTGTCGGTGTTGACTCAACGGCTCGGCGAAACGCGGGCGCAACTTTTGGGTATTCCGTCGCGTTGCGCCGGGCAGCTAGTAGGCGAGCAGAGTCGACAGAAAATCCATGACACGTTGACCGCTGAAATCGAAACCGGGTTACGTCGCGTTTCGGAAATTCGCGGTGACGATTTCGGGCGACAGAGCCGGAAACGGATGAAAGCGGCCAGCAATGGTAAGGGGAACGAGTAACGCGCTAATTGATGAGGCGTGGTCGGTGTTACGTCCGCCGAGTCGGATGCGGTTGAGCGAGTGGGCCGACAAATTTCGCATCCTTTCCAGCGAGAGCAGCGCCGAACCGGGGCAATGGCTAACCAGTAAAGCGCCGTATGAACGCGAAATCATGGACGCGATTTCGGACCCACTCACGCCGCGTGTGGTTGTGCAAAAAGCGAGTCAGATGGGCGTCACCGATTGCGCGATTCTGAACGCGATTGGTTACTACATGGACCAAGACCCCTGTCCGATTTTGGTCGTGCAACCGACGGTCGAGTTGGCCGAAGCATTTTCGACCGACCGACTACAGCCGATGTTACGGGACTCGCCGAAGTTGCGCGGTCTGGTAGCGGACCCGCGCTCACGCGATAGCAGTAACACCTTGCGTCGAAAAACTTTTCGGGGCGGCTTTATTGCGCTAGGCGGTGCGAACAGCGCGGCGAGTTTATCCAGCCGACCAATCCGCGTGTTACTACTCGATGAAGCGGACCGTTATCCGGCCAGCGCGGGAAGCGAAGGCAACCCGCTACAGCTTGCCATTGCGCGGACCAGCGCGTTTTGGAATCGCAAAATCGTAATCGTGTCCTCGCCCGGATTAAAAGGCGTTTCGCACATCGAACGGGAAATGGAACAATCGACGCAGGAGCATTGGTATCTGCCGTGTCCGACGTGCGGTTTCATGCAAGTCTTGAGTTGGGACCGGATTCGATTCGCGGACGTGACGCATCGCTGTTTGGAGTGCAACGAACACGCGCCGAAATATCGTTGGCTCGCTGGCCGAGGCGAGTGGCGAGCGCACAGACCTTTTGACGAACGCGGGAACAGGGTCGCGACACGCGGATTTTTCCTCTCCGGCCTCTGCAATCCGTGGGCAGAGTGGCAAATCCTCATCACCGAATTTGTTCGCGCAGCGCGGGCGCTCGACGAGGGCGATTTCGAGTTGATGAAATCATGGAAAAACACGCGCTTGGGCGAACTATTCGAGGACCGGGGCGAACGAGTTGAAATCGACCTTTACCGCGAGCGCCGCGAAGTTTACGCGAGCGAAATTCCCGACGGCGTGTTGGTGCTCACCGCTGGCGTTGATGTTGGCGAATACGGCGTCAATTACGAAATCGTTGGTTGGGGAAAAGGCCGCGAGAGTTGGGGCATTGAATACGGAATTTTGGACGGCAACCCACGCGAGCGCGAGGTTTGGGCGCTACTCGACGAGGCCGTTTTCCGGCGCACTTTTGCGACCAGCGATCAAAAAAAAATGAGGGTCCGCAAAATGTGCGTGGACTCAGGATTCGCCAGTGATGACGTTTACAATTTTACGAAACCGCGACAACCGCGCGCACTTTCAACGAAGGGTTACGGCGGCATTGGAAAACCGCTGATTGCGGGGAGCACATTTACGAAGGGCAATCGCGCAAGGCTGCAAATTTTGGGCGTCGATAGTGGCAAAGAGGAAATCACAAATCGGCTCGTTGTCGGGAAGCCGGGACCCGGCTACTGCCATTTCCCGAAACTGCCGAATGGTGAGTCGTGTCGAGGTTACGACGAGGAATACTTTCGCGGCCTGACCGCTGAGCGCCGCGTCGCGAAATCGAAATTCGGCTTTCGCTTTTACGTTTGGGCGAAACAACTTTCGCAGCGCAACGAGCCGTTCGATTGCCGGGTGCTTGCGCTGGCGGCATTGGCGCTTATGCCGTTCATCAAACTCGACACGATGCAGCCCGATATTTTGGACGTGACCGACGAAAAACATGAGGCGTCAGTGTTCGGTGCGCGGCGGACGGCGACCGCTGGCAGCGATGCCGAGCTGTGGGGATTGCCAAAAAGTCCGTTCGGGGCGCAGAACAAGCCGGTCTTGTGAAAAAATTTTGCGGCCTCGCCCGACCGACGATAGAACGGCGCGTCGAGGCCGCGTGTGCAGGTTATTTCCTGCTACGGCGACACTCTGCACTTGTCGCCTTTTGCTGGCTAACTGCCCGCAAAAAAACTCACTCATTTTTCGGCGCTGGCAGCGCGTGACGTTATGACGGTTGATCGTCGAGCCATTTAATGACTGCGCTCAACGCGCACAGACCTTTCAAACGCGCGTTTTTGAACACTGCTTTTGTTTCGGGTGACATGGTGATGGTTTTCCCACACGGTCCTTCGCCGCATGGTTTCACGCCGCCATGTTTTACGTGCTGATCGTCGAGCCATTTCATGACTGCGTTCACCGCGAGCACATCTTTTGTGCGCGTCGGCGGCTTGTTCGCTTGCGCGAGAGCGTTGAGTCGCCGAACCGCTCCGCGGAGCTTCGGTGGCGGCATATCCTGCTCGACACACCAGCCACCACCGAGGTCGAGTCGCACTAAAACTTCGTTACTCATGGCCTGGATGAAGTTTTGCGGCGGCTCAAGTGATTCGCGCGGTAGTTTTCAAGCTGGCGCGGCGAAACTCCGAACAGCCGCGCAATCGGCGCGACGCCTGGTTGTTGCTGGCCGTTTGCTTTGCGGCGATCGTACTCTCCGCTCGCTAATGCGGCTTTTGGATTTGGCTCGCGCTCTCTCATAAAAGATAACCTCGCGGTTTGTAGCTGGACGCTCTGTCGGCGTCGGCGAGTTTGTGACGCAGTTCGCGCTCGCTCCAGGGCGGCTCACAGCGCTCGCTGTAACGAGCCAGGAACGTGAAAGCATCGTCCGGCGACAGATCGAATCCCTGGACCAGAATACAAGCCACTCGAAATGTCTGATCGTGGCCGTTCTGTCCGGTGATAGCTGGCGGACAGGCGGCGATGTACCGCTCGATGCGCTCGCGCAGTGAAACCCGTTCCTTCATGTTACTCCGTGTTATCATGGTGAGTTATATTGAATGT